CATATCGGTCGTGTAGCCGGCACCGTCCTTCGCCCAGAACAGCATGTCGTTGCCGACGTAGCTGCGGCTGTCCTGAAGGTAGAACTCGTCAGCCGACATTGCCCGCTCCTTCTGTGGTTTGGGTTGCGCCCAACTTGAAGCGCAACACAAGTTCGCATTCCTGGCCGGTCACGTCCGTGACAACTTGGGCGAGTGACTGGAATACCGCCTCTAAGTGGCCAGGCTGCACAACTCTTGCCTTGACGACGATTTGCACCGACTCCGCAAGCTTGCGTTTGTTGGCGATGACGCTCATTCGCCTGCCTCCGAGTTCTGGGTAGTGGTGGGGCGCTTGAGGGCGCGAATACGGTCCTCGGCCACCTTCAACATCCTGTCTTGGAGTTCCGGCTCGAATTCAGGCCTTGCCTGCAACTCCCAGCAGATGCGTGCCGCCTCTTCCAGCGCATGGTCCCGCACCTGGTCGGCAGTCTGTGCCGCTCCAATAGTGGAGGCGGCAGGGGTGGCGGCGAGCATCGCGCGGTAGACCTCGTGGTAAATCGATTCCTCAATTTCAAGCACGGTCGGCGCAAGGCTGCTGCTGTAGATGCCAGCGCCGTTGATATATTCGACAGCCGCCCGATTCATAGCAGGGGTCGGATTTATCGGGACGATCACGAAACCTTCCGGCACTGCCGGCGCTGCTGCTGGCTTGGTGGCGAGAAGGGATTGAACGTCGGCGAGCAATGCGTATTGCTGACGGTTGCCGTCTTCAAACGCGCTGAACTCGTAGACGGTCAGCTTATTCAGGTCGGCGGTCGGCTTGGTGGCGGCAGATACTGCGGCGCGGGCTTTGCCAAGTTCGTAGGCTGCGCGCTGGATTTCGAGCACCGTCTCTTCCTCGTACAGCAGTTCAGGCACGCACTCGATTGCGCGCTCGACGCCGCATTCCCATCCGTATTCGGCAGCGTCGTAGCGGTCGGTGATGTTGCGGTCCTCCACGCCGCAGCCCAGCCCCTGGCGGTGCAGTTCGGGCCACACGATTTCTAATGGCGCAGGCAGTTCCGGCAGCTCATCGCCCGATGCGGTAGCAGGAGAGGCGGCGGGCGAAAGCATAGTGCGGATGCGGTCGAACGTGCCAGCATCGCCCGTTGCCCGATAGTGGCGAACAGCGCTCATCACATACTCGATAGCGTTTTCGTTTTCTTGCGGGATGATGGCTCTTGGCGCGCCAGAGGTGTAGGGGCCATACGGTCGCCCATGACGCGCAGCTACTTCCTTGACCTTCTCCTCATCGTGCTCCCAGTAGATGACGTTGCCGCTGTCGGCGAGAACTGCCCATGCAGGTGCAGGAGCCGCGGCGCGCTCGACCTGCTCATTTCCAGCAGCGTTTTCGACACGTTCGCTGGATGTGCTCACAGGTTGAGCATATGCGGTGGCGCGCTCGATGCGGGCGATCAGGTCGAGAACAACGGCAGGCGAGGCAGCGGCGATGTACCGCTTGTCGGCGCACTCTTGTTCGTCACCGGACTCCAGTAGCCAACCTTCCGGATGCGCGATTGCCGAAATCCCATCAGCCTCGCGGTAGTCCCACGGTCCCGGCGTTGCCGCCTGCGCCAGCGCCTTGAGCTGTTGCAGCTCCGGGGCATCGCCCGAGGTAGCGGCAGGGTAGAGCGGAACCGCCGGCGCGCCAGGTGCGGCCCAGTCGATGACTTCTGCTGGTTTGCGGTCTTCGACGCGCCGCTGTGGTTTTTCGCTGCTGTTCGTGGTGTCCATGTTCTCTCGCCTGGTGGTTGATGGGTTATTTGTTCTGGTCCGGCGTCTTGGGCGCCGGTGCCGCGTGGGTGATCTCGGCCATGTCTTGGCGGTAGCGCTGGCCGCGCGGGACAGCCGCGGCGGTGGCGATGTCCTTGCGGTCCTGCGCCGTGTTGCCGCCGAGCTGGCGCTCGAGCCGAGTCATGCCGGCGCCGCTCCAGCTGCGGCCCTTGCGCCGGGCCGTCATGCCTTGGCCTCGCCGCCCAGAGCTTCGACCAGGTCGGCCAGCAGCTTGGCCAGCTCGCCGGTCATCAGGGTGAAGTCATTGTCGAAACGCTCGACGTCGCTGTAGACGGCGGTCTGGCCTTCCTTCAGGATGTCGAGCGCCTTGACGCTCTTGATCGCCAGGGACTCGGTCAGCACGAAGGAAATGCGGCTGCTCCAGGTCATGGCCAGGCGCGTGCACTGCTTGCCGGCGGCGATGTGGCGGCCGACGTCGGCGGGGTCAAGGGAGTGCTTCATGTAGCGCACCTTCGCCTGGCCGGCGCCGGTGGCGCGCAGCTCGGTGTCCTGGTCGATCGTGAAGTTGTGCGGCGCCTGGTCGGCTTCCAGCCAGGCGGTCATCATGGCCACCGGCGAGCTCTGTACGCGCAGCGATTCCAGCGGCATGCGGTCGACGGCCTTCAGCAGCAGCTTGATCACGTCGTCGGCCTTGCCGGCCGCAGCTGCGTCGACCACCAGCCAGCCGTTGATCGGATCGATCCACACGCGCGTCACGCTCGGCACCGTGAAAGCGCGCGGCAGCATCTCGTCGGCGGCGCGCTCCTTCAGCTCCTTCATGGCCTTCTTGCCCGGCCTAAAGCCCTGCTGCTCTTCGAGTTCGTCGGCCTTGGCCTTGGCAACGGCGTTGACCGCCGCGGCCGGCATCACCTTCTTCTCGGTTTTCAGCTGCAGCAGGAACTGGCCGGCCGCGGCGTGCACCAGGGCGCCGCCCTCGCGCGGTGGCTCCCAGCCCTGGCGCAGCAGCTCGTTGCTCGATGCCGGCGTGAATGCGTGCGGCGCCAGTGCGGCTGCCAGCTGATCGGCGGTGACAGCCCATGGGGCAGGGAGGCGGTACACCTGGAGATTCTTGAACATTCGTTTCGTCCTTCGTTTCGTTGTCGGCGCGCTTACTGCGCGAGCGCCTGGGTAATGAGGATCGCGAGCACCAGGCCTACGGCGGTGATGCAGCGGATCACGTACGAGGCCACGCGGGCGGAGATCTGGTGCTCGCTCACGACAGCACCACCACGGTCACGCCCATCGCGCCAGCGTCGTAGGCCGCTGCCTCGTGCGCTGCTGGATCACCGATGGCGGTGTAGGTCTGAGGGCGGTCGTGTTCATCGCGGACCGTGATTCGCAAGCGCATGTCGTTCTCCCTGGTTATGGTCGGGGCCGATGTGACCCTCTCAGTGCTGAAGCCCCGTCGTGCGGGGCGTGGGGTGCAACCAGGGCGCCGAAGACGTCAGCCTGGTGCGAAGGCGCGGATGCGCTCGCCGAGAATTGCCGAGTAGGAGGTCATCGCGTGGAATTGCTGACGGAGGCGCGAGCGCTCCTCTTCGTCTAGGTCCGCAAACGTCAGCGACCCGAAGAACGCGCCCAACTTCTTGATGCGTCCATCGAGCTCAGCTTGCTCGTCGACGACGCGCTGCTGATGCGGCTGCATTGCGCCGTCCCCGCGGTGCCGAGCCCCGCCTGGCAGGTCCGCCAGTGCGAACACGATGCCGCGGCAGTATGGCTCGCCGTCTTCGACGATCTCGAAGGTCTCGTGTGGGACGTCGGTGCTGATGATCCAGCTGTAGCCTGGCTCACCTTCCCAGACTGCGCGGATGACGGCACCGCCGTTCTCGCGCTTGAAGTAGTCGCGCAGCGCAGCCTTGTCGCCATCGTCGAGCACGCTTTCGAAGCTGGGCACCACGCCCGCTGCATCGATGCGCGCGCCGATGCCGTCGGACGGGTAGGCCTCGTCGTGGACTGCGCCACGCAACTCGAGCAGGTCGTCACTGGCGCCGAAGGCTACGACAAGGCCGGCGGCTTTGGCTTGGTGCTCCTCGGTGCGGTCGATCTCCTGGCCGTATTCGCGGCCAGTCAGCAGCATGGCCAGTTCCTTTGCATTCATCTTGTCGGTCTCCGGTTTCGTTCAGTTGTGCACTGGCGCCGTGCCGGCGGCCCGGGTGGGCGAATAGGTCAATGGGCTTCGCGCTGCTCGGTGATCAGCTGGATCGCGGCACGCACGATCGCGGTCCAGATCGCCGCGTCGACGGACGGATGGTCCGCGTAGAGTTCGGTGACGCTCCGGCGCCGGTCGCTCGCGCCGACCGAGACCGTGCCCTCGTCGGTGTCGTGGCTGACCTTCAGGGCCAGCTTGCCGATCAGTGGGCCGGCCGCGCTCCAGTTGCGGCGCCACTGCGGGATCATCGACGTCGGCGCGCTGCCGCTCGAGCCGAGCATGCCCTGGCCGGTGCGCGCGCCGTTGGCCCGGGTGAGGGTGGTGTACTGGTTCAACTGCGCCGGCCGCGCGACCTTGCCGAAGCCGAGCAGGCGCGCCAGCTCGATCTCGTCGGTAATCGCTTCCTTCAGGTACTTCTGGGTCCAGGTCGTCATGGTCAGATCCACAGGGTGGCTACAGCGCCGGCCAGGAAGCCCAGGGCAGCGGTCAACATCAATCCGGCGACGATGCGGTCAGCGCGGCTCCAGTCTTGCGGTTCAATTTCGGTTTCGTTCGTCGTGCTCATCGGTTCTCCAGTTACTTCGCTCACGCTGGTGAGTTCGCTTCAATGGTTATGACTTTACCTGTGGGTAAAAACAAACGCAAGAGAAAAATATACCTGTGGGTAAAAATATGTGTAAAATTCATCTATCGGCCGAGTTCGGCTGGTTGCAAGCCTGGGGCAGGGAGGGGAACTCCGACGCGATAGGCCTAGAGAGGAACCGAGCTGACGGCATCAGCCGCTTCACTCGTCGGGAATCGCCGGCAGGGGTGAGGGGATAGGCGTACTGTGGGGATGGTCTGAGATACGCACGCGGGCAGCGAAGTTAGCACCTGCGGACCGGAAAGGCTGACGAGTCGTAGTAGACGGCGTACCGATCTAATACGTAAAGGCTCCGCGCTCTATGGGAAAGCTGAGTCTTCGTCCCAGCCCCCGATAGTACGAAACCCAAACTCAGGGGTTGAAGTTAAAGGTAGAGCAGATACAGACGTTTGCAGTACCTCTTGATAGCTTTGTTAGTACCTATACAAGGCGCAGAACAAAAAAAGGCCCGAAAATGGCAAAAATGACCCTGACAGCGTACCTAGCGCAGAGAGGGACGAAGGCGAAGGCGCTGACGAAGGGTGAGGCCGATCTGCTGGGCATCCCGTACCCGCTGCGGTCAGGCTGGCCGCGCCGGCATGGCGCCATGGAGATTGATGAGCCGATGGTCCAGCGCCTGGTGGCCCATGCAGAGGTGGCGCGACAGGCAGCCGAGGAGAAGGCAAGTCGCGCCGCAGTGAAGATCGCCGCCCCGCATCCTGCAGGACAGTCGCCGCTGCAGTTCACTGCGGCACCGGCGAAGGAAAGAGTGTCGCCTGTCCCAGGCTTCGTGCTACGCCAGGCGCGCCGCTATCGCTTACGCAGGCCGGCGCCCTGGGCATAGAGAACCGAATTGAAGTCCTGGCTTTATTCTATTTCTTTGGGCGGAGTAGCCTTTGCAAGTCGGCGTCGTATTTTATCCAAGTCCTCAGCGGTTTCTAGTTTCTCTGGCATTGTGCCCCCGATGTCCTGAATCGCTTTTCGCACCTGTCGGCCGACCAGATAATGGGCGGCATTTGCCTTATCTTTTCCTTGAATCTGTTCTCTGCGTAGCTTCTCCTCCGTTTGAGTGGCCCTGAAAAGATTGGCAGCAAGCTCTGTACTTCCCATGTGATTTAGGATGTCAGATTTGGCGGGAAGTCCTTTTATTGTTTGGATGCCTCGCCGGTCTAAGCCACCATAAAGGCCTTTGTAGCCATGATTTTGGAAGACAGCAAAGTCTAATGGCAGCGCGACGCCCGATTTTTTTGCGGCGCTGACAAGTTTTTTGTTATGAGTAATCATTTCGTCGCGAAGCATCAGGCGCCGCTGTTCTTCGGTTAGAATCGGCTGGGCGCCTTCGTCCTCCAATTCTTGGCGCCGCGTCTGGACAGCAAAGTATGTTTGCGCGAAGGCTACTTGCTTTTTTCGAGAGTCGCCGTTCTGCGCTATAAGATACGCGCCATAGCGCGATACCTGCACGTCCTTAATGGCGCGCTCGGCCCCCGACCCAATGCCGACCATTTTACTGACGTCGGTAAAATGGTCCCCGACGGTTTGTCCACTTTGATGACATGCTATTTGCGCTTTTACAATAACCTTCTCGAAATTATCCCACCGTTCTGCATAGCCGAGCAGCGGCATTAAGGCGCGAGCGCTCCAATATTCGCCTCCTGAGTCACTCTGTGCCGCCTCTTCGAATGTTCCGATCAGCTCTTCAACAGTGCCGTAATAAGGTTCATATTGCATCATTTCTGGCGTTTGGCTCGGTGCCAAAGGCTCCTCGACTTTCGCTGGCGTTTCGCTTCGGGGCGTTTGAAGCATTTCTTTTAACTTTGCGAGTCGCGCTCTAACTGACTCATTCGTGGCAGGATTGCTGCTTGGATCATCATTCATGGCGATCTCTTTAGATTGGCTGGACTTCAGTGTTAATGAACGGATCAATTGAGCGGCATCCAAGCGTGCCGCGTCGCTTTGTTATTGGATAATGGTCGTGTAGCGCGCGGCCAGGAGCAGCGCGATCGCTCCGACTGCTACAACGATCGCTCGCACGTTCAGCTCAAGCGGCCGGTGCCCACACTGCTGGCATACAGTCACGCGGGTGGTAACGAACCCGCAGTCCGGACATGTTCGAAGAGGCATGGCGGAGCTAGCAATCGACGTCCAGGCGCTTCTTCAGGACGGTGCAGTTCAAGGCCACCTCGATTGTCTTACCCTCATCACGCTTGAAGGCGGTGAACACGCGGAAGTCGGAGCCGGCACACTTCGCCATGATGGTTCCATCGTGCAGCCGCTTCGCCGAGGTCACGTTCTTGCACGCGTCGAAGTTCTCTTTGATGATCCGGTTTGCCACCTTCGAGGTATCACCTGCCGGCGCCGCACCGAAGCTGACCTTGGGCGAGGCTGCCATTGCGGCGGGCCAAGCGAGTGCGCCTGCGCAGGCCGCGGCCAAGGCAAACTGTTGAATACCACGCATTGCTGCTTTCCTTCAGGGCGCCGGCATCTACGCGTGCCGTATCGCCTGGAGAGTATATCCTCTACGAAATAGCAAAAATCTCACCAATAATTGCGTAATCGAAAATTCTTTAGCTGGGCCGGCAGCTACTGGTGTGAAGGCGCTAGGCCTTTGAGGCGATCAGTAAGAAGACAAGCACCAGGATGATAAATAGCCAAGTGGCCGCCCGATCGGCCGTACTGCCACGCTGGTAGTCCTTCATCGCGTGCTTGTAGCGCTGTTCGACTGCTTCAACTAACAGCTTCTCGGCAGAATCGGACATCTCCTCTGCGTACATCCGGATGAAGCGCTGGCACTCCTCATCGTTGAGGCCGGCCATGCGGGCGTTCAGCTCTACCTGATGTTCGCGTGCAACCTGGTTAAGATCGGCGCCGCTGTCTCGGGCCTCCCGGAATATGGTCGCGTGCTGGACTGCGAGAGCTCGAACCGACTGGCGAGTGAACTTCAGATTGTCCGCTGGTTCGTCGTCGCGATTTTCAGGATCCATCTCAGGCTCCCTTGCTCAGGCGTGTATGCCGACGCAGAGTGCGCCAGATTTGTTAGCTGAGTATATCCCGCTAGCAATGGTCAGAATCTCTCCAATTATTACGATTCTGCAAATTACGGAGGTCCCCGGCCGTGTGACACGACAGGCTGCAAACGCTACGTCTTCGATGCGATCGCAAGGAAGACTAGGATCAGGATGATGAAGAACCAGGTAGCGGCACGGTCGGCGCTCTCGCCGCGCGGGTACTCTCGTATCGCGAGCTTTTCGCTTTGCTCAATGGCCTCCGCGAGCAGCTTGTCAGTCGAGGCCGACATCTCCTCCGCATAAAGCTCGGTGAAGCGTCGGCGCTCATCATCGGCGAACCCGGCAACGTGCGCTTCGAGCTGAGCCTGCTGCTTGCTCTTGGTCTGGCTGAGGTCGGCGCCGCTGTCTCGCGCCTGGCGGAGGAGGGTGGCGTGCTGGGCTGCTAGTGCTTTGACAGAATGGCGGGTGAACTCGCCGGCGCCAACTGATGCTTTACCGCGGTCTGCAGTATCCATCTTGGGCTCCCATGCTCGGTCGTATTGTTGCGGCGTCTAGCGCGCCGGGGCTGTACGCTGAGTATATTCCGCTAGCAATGCCAAAAATCTAACCAATTGTTGCGACGGAGCGGGGCACTCAGCCTTTGAAGATCTTGATCATGAAGAACAAGAAGCCGAAAAACACGATGAGGGATATCCAGGTTGCGACGTTGCTTGCATCCTGAACACTCTGCGCATGGATTTGCGCTGTCTGAAGGTTAAGCTTCGCCGCTCCGTCATTGGCGCCGTCTGCGTAAGCATTCAGCTCCTCAACGTACAGTTTCGAAAACAGGAGTCGGTCTTCTTCGCCCCAGCTCGAAGTCATTCGATCGACTTGATCCTGCTGGTCGAGCGCCAGTTGATGAACGTTGTCCCCGCGCTCACTGGCTGCCTCAAGCCGATCAGTGTACTCACTGACGTATCGACGAACCGTATCTCGGTCGATAGCACCAGGGCGGATTAGTTCGTTCTTTTCCAACTGAAGTGTTTGCATGTGAAATCTCAGGGGCGGCATACAGGCGTGCCGTAGCGCCTTTAGTCGTCGTCTTGCGGGATGTCCAGCCACATGACGTAATGTCCGTCGCTTGGCGAATCGGTAATCTTGCCACCCCGAACCTTCGCTGAGCATTCGAAATGCCTAAACTCGGCTAGGTCACCGTCGATAATCGCGCGCCGGAAGTCTTGAGCCATCCTCGGTGAGAGGTTTCCAACGATCTCTTCTTGCAGCAGCACGCGGACAGCATTTGAGCTCGGCTCAACGCGCAGCTGCACCTGAATGTCGATCGCAGCGCCTTTCGCGGTGCGTGGCCCACACACAGCTTCGAAGACGTCTTGGTGCCGACTGGTTCCCAGTGCTTCGATCCTGAACTGTCGCGGCCCTGTAATGATCGGTATGACAGAAGGGGCGCCTGCGGCGATGGTTCGCTCCGGACGCTTCACCGGCGCAAGCGTAGGCGCGGATGCCGGTGTCCTGTCGACCTGGAACGAGCGGAAATAGACCTCAAGTGCCAATAACGTGTCGTCCAGAGCGCGATGAGCGGCTCCGTGGTTCAGATTTAGATGCTTCGCCATGTGGGCGAGCTTGTGAGTAGGCAGATCCGGCCAGGCTGCCCTGGCCCGCGCCAGCGCGCAATGCCCGATATTCTGAATGGGTCGCCGCCCGTGTCGCTCAATTGCGGCGTTCAGAAAACGCACGTCGAAGTTAATGTTGAATGCAACGACGGGGTGCGGCCCGATAAATTCAATAAATTCGTCCAGCACGACATCCATCCGGCGTCCCTGCGCGCGCAACATGTCGTCGGTGATTCCCGTTAGCTTAGTGATGAAGCTTGGGAGAGGACGGTCAATCGCAATCAAATGCGATATGTGTGGGTGTTCAGTAGCCCCGGGAATGTACTTGACGGCGGCGACCTCGATGATCACTTCCTTCTTCGGGCAGAGACCAGTGGTCTCAAAGTCGAAGAATACGATCGGATCGCCGGAGGTAGGATAGTGAGATTCGCGCATAAGAATCGCATCGTCAGCATCTAAGCGTGCTGTATCGCTCGCGCGAGTATAGCCCTTAAAAGTTTCCAAAAACTCACAAATTGTCACACTAATGAATCCGCACAGAAATATTCGGAAGATACGGCACTTCGTTCGGAAATTGCGCTACACTTTAGCTGTACTGTATGGATATACAGTACTCAAAAAAAGGACGGCCGAGCTTGGAGCCCTACAGTACCTAAGCGCACCATTGGCGGCACAACACAACAGCGGAATACTCCGGGCGGAGGTAGAGTGAGGCAGCAAAACAAACACCTGACTGATTTTGGTCAAGCATCCATAGCACCTGGAGCTACGCACAGAAGCAACGGAGGACTGTCCTTCCTGACAAGTGGCGAGCGTCGGATCATTCGCAACTATCGTGCTATGGAACAGGTTGCACAGCAAACCTTTGAAGAAATCTCTGAAGACCTCGCGCGTTCGCTGCCAGCTCCAGGGCGGCAAGGGGTGGCGGTCGCAGTGTCAAGAGTCTAACTGTCCGTTTTCGGAGCCCTGAGTGCAGCGCTCTTAATTATGATCTTGCCTTTGTCCGTGGCCCGGCGGTATAGATCAAGCACGTCCTTCTCATCCGAGTCGAGACGTTCAAGGGTTGTCTCAGACCGCACCTCAATTTTTGCGCGGGTTGCAGAGGCATCGGTCAACACAGGCGGGGCGTCGTTCTGGCCCCGCGATTCATTCGGTGCGCTCCCTGCGCTACCGATCTCTTCATCCAAGCTGCCCCGCCTAAGCGAAAAAGCATCTTCGATGCGGTCTCGCACATCCTCGCCGATTCGCTTCTTCCCGTTCTTTCCATCTGGATAAAGCATCCGAGATACGTAAGAAGGTGAGCTGTCTATAAGGTCGGCAAGTGTCGCGGCTCTTCCTTCACAACGGCTGTGGAGAAGTGCCAGCAAATTCTGTCGCCGAGTTTCATATTTGTCCATACGGCATTCAAGCAGCAATTTACTCACAGGTAAATGACCTATAGGTATTGACTTTAACTTTACCCATGGGTAAAGTGGTTGCATGGATAAATTGCTTAAGTACCTCAACTCCTTGTCCAAAGCGGGCCGAGCGGCGTACGTCGAGGCTTGCGGGACCACAGAGGGGTATCTCCGAAAGGCTGCTAGTCGGCACCAGTCATTTCGCGCCGAGCTTTGCATATTGCTCGAACGAGAGTCAGGCGGCGAGGTTCGATGTGAAGACCTGCTGCCCGAAGCGGACTGGGCATACATCCGCGCGCAGTCGCCTACAACTGAGCCGCCGTTGCGTCGCTCGACAGATGCCCAGCCAGATGCGGGCCACCCAAGCCGTACGCCGCCTTCCCGCGACAACGTCATGACCGCCGGCGCCGACCGCGCGGCAGTGGTGGAGCCTAAGCCGTAAGCCAGCTCGGCACCTTGCAGCAGTCGGTCAGCGCAGTAAGCAGTCATTTCAGGGCCTTCAGGGTTCAAGTTTTCGACAGATGCAGTATTGCATCAAAGAATTGCAAAAACATCATTCTTAAATAGGGCAACAGCATGAACGCCAAAGACGCATTTCACCAAACCGTCCACAACGCCCCAGGCGGCTGCGTTGCCCTGGCTGCGCGCATGGACATGTCGGCGGTGATCCTTCGCAACAAGGCGAACCCGAACAACAACGTCAACGTGGTGACGATCGACGACATCGAGCGCGTCATGTCGCTGACCGAGGACTACTCGGTGCTGTATGCCCTGGCCGAAGCGCACGGCTTCGTCCTGACCAAGATCGAGGACCAGCCGTCGTCGGACATGGGCGTGCTGGAAAACGTCACCGACATCTGGCAGCGCCTGGGCGACGTAGCGACCGAAGTGCACAAGACGCTGGAGGACGGTCGCGTCGAAGAGCACGAGGTTAAGGCGGTCCGCCGCTCCGTGTTCAAGGCCTTCCGCCCGATGCTGCAGCTGATCGAGCGCTTGTCGGGCATGGCGGAGAAACCGGTTTCGAAGTGAGCAGCACCCAGGCGGCGGGGGCGCCGTCACCAACATAACCAGAACAGGGAATGAACGAGATGGACGAGAAGAACGAAAAGAGCAGGGCGGGGAACCTGGTCGACGCACTGCGCAAGCGCTTCGACATCAAGAGCGACGCCGCGCTGGCCCGCGAGCTGGACGTCCAGCCGCCGGTGATCAGCAAGCTGCGCAGCGGCTATTCGCCGCTGGGCGCGTCGCTGATCCTCCGGATCCATGAGCACCTGGGCGTGCCGGTCAAAGAAATCCGCGACCTGGCGGCGTAGACCGCGCCCCACCGATACCACGATAACCCGGCACCAGTCCGAAGGACTGAGCCACATCACAAAAGGAGATCACATGGACCAAAAGAACAAGCCGGCACCGCCGACGGCCGAGGAGCGCAACGCGAAGGTGCGCAAGGTTTTGCTCGCGGCGCCGGGCCCGATGGGGCCAAGTGAGATTGGTCGGCGAATCGGCGAATCCTGGTGCGCATGCGGCAACTTCGGCATCAGCGCGGCCATCACGCCTGTGTGCCGCCGCATCGGTGCGGTCGGCGACAAGGGCAAGTGGTCGCTGAAGGCGGATGGGGCATGAGCCAGCAGGACGATGAACCACAGCCGGCGCCGATCGAGCCCGGCCACGTGATGAGCCGCGAGAAGTACGACCGGATGGTCGCAGAGCAGCAGAAATGACAAAGCCCGGCGGCAACCGGGCTTCTTGAAACAACAACAACGTAGAGGCACGAATGTTAGCACAACAAATTCAAGCACCGGCGCAAACCGGTGAAGAGCAGTCTTCGCTCGGCGCCATGCTGGACGTGTTCGCCGCGCGCGACGCACACTGGAAGCTCGCGGCCATCGGCCTGCTGAGCGCCGCTCGCACCCTGTGCAACACCTACCTGAAGGACGAGCGCGACGACGCGACGGTCTGCATCGACGCCGATCATCACGGCGCTGTGCGCGACCTGTTCGCTAGGATCAAGCAAGCCGAAGACGTCGGCCTGAGCATCGTCGGCGCGGCGCAGTTGGCCGCCGCCGGCCACGTCAAGGTTGATCTGTGGTCTGCCCTGGTCACGCCATTCTCCGCTAGCACGCTCGCCGACCTGATCGAGCAGTGCGACTGGCTGCGCCCAGGCGACGCCGTCTTCCGGGCCGAAACCCTGCACCGTCACACCCTGACCGAGGCCGATTTCAAGGCAGCCGCCGCCCAGAGCGAGATCGGCGGACAGCAATGACCCGCGCCCACCACGTAACCCACGGCCAGACCATCCAGCGCATGGAGCGCCTGCGCACCCTGGTAACCGAGCTACTCGCCCGCGACCTGCCGGCCGACGAGTTGGCCTGGGTGCTGAAGCTCAGCCCATCCGGCGCCCGCAAGTACGTTGCCGACTTGACCGGCGCCGGCGTCATCGCCCTGGCTACCCCTGTTGGCTGTGCGGTGCCGGCATCGGGTCGCGTCTACACCCTGGCCGTGACGCCGGAGCAGGCACAGGTCTACCTGGACAGCCTCGCCACCACCGCCCCGGTGCGCGCCGCGCGCGAGTCGAAGTCGGCGCTCAGCATCGCCGGCCGCGACCCGAGCCGCCGCTTCCACATCATGCAGGACGACGCCCCGTATTCGATCCGCGTCAACCGCGCGCCAGCCATGCGCGACCCGCTCGTCGCCGCATTCTTCGGCGCCGGCCGTCATGAGGTGCGCGTATGAGGGCGATTGACCTGTTCGCCGGCGCTGGCGGCTTCAGCACCGGCGCGAAGATGGTCGGCATCGACGTAGTGTGGGCCGCGAACCACTGGCCGGCCGCGGTGGAGATCCATTCGCAGAACCACCCAGGCGCCCAGCACGCCTGCCAGGACCTGCAGCAGGCGTGCTGGATGGACGTACCGAGCCACGACCTGTTGCTGGCGTCGCCCTGCTGCCAGGGCCACAGCAAGGCACGCGGCAAGGCCAACGGTAACCCGCAGCACGACGCTAGCCGCTCGACCGCTTGGGCCGTCGTGTCGGCCGCCGAGTACCACCGTCCCGAGCTGGCCGTTATCGAGAACGTGCCCGAGTTCACTCGCTGGGCACTGTACCCGGCCTGGTGCGCCGCGATGGACGCGCTGGGCTACGCGCTGACGCCAATGATCGTCGACGCCGCCGATCACGGCGCGCCCCAGCATCGGGAGCGCCTGTTCATCGTGGCCGCACGCGCCAAGCACCCGCTGATGATCGAGCTCGAGAAGCGCGACCACGTACCGGCTGCAAGCTTCATTGACTTCGGCGCCGGCAACTGGCAACCGATCGAGAAGCCGAGCCGCGCCGCCAACACCCTGGCGCGCATCGCCGCCGGCCGGGCCGCGCACGGTGACCGTTTCATCAGCAGCTACTACGGCGGCAACAAGGGTGGGCGGTCGATACACCGCCCGGTGGGCACGATCACCACTAAGGACCGCCACGCGATCATCGACGGCGACCGCATGCGCATGTTCTCCGCCCAGGAGTGCCGGGCCGCGATGGGATTCCCGGCCGACTACATCCTGCCGGCCAAGCACGAAGACGCCGTGCACATGCTAGGCAATGCGGTCTGCCCACCGGCCGCGCGCGACGTGATCACCGCGATGCTGGAGGCCGCATGACCTACATCACCCGCTCGGCGCCTCGCTGCGTCGCATGCCGGCAGCCCGAGGGCGCCCAGCACGCGCCCGGCTGCCAACTCGCAAAATTCGTTATTCGGAGGGCTCAGTAATGGGCAGGCGCAGTCAACAGCCTCGCATCGCGAGCAAACACACATTCCCGTACACCGCGGGCCAGTACATGTACCGGCACGGACCTCAGACCGAGGACGCACTGTTCAAGGCGATGGGCGACAGCGTACGCAAGGAAGGCCGCGGCGAACTGATCCAACGTTGCCTAAGCAGCGGCTGGTTCACCCTGGCTCAGAACGACCTGATCAACTGCAGCGAGTTCGCCCGCGCGCACTACGACAAGCTCGAAGGCCTGGTGAAGGTCGAGTACGTCGGCCAAATCGCGGTGTCGCGCGCGCCGACTGCGTACACCCAGCCGCCGCTGAGCCGCAAGTACATCCCGAACTCACGCGGCATTCGCCAGGACGTGCCCGAGTGGTCGCGGCGCCCGGCCGGCTTCGGCTTCAAGCATCTGAGCGGGGGCAAGGCCTGATGCGCCGCACGGCTCTCGAGCGCAAGACGCCGCTGAAGTCTGCCGGCTTCGGGCGCGCGGAGCGGAAGGAGGCGAACGCGGTCTCGAAGCTGCGCAAGGTCATGAGCTCGCGTGGCATGAAGGGGCGGGCGCCGACGGCGGAGGAAGCGCGTTTTATGGATGCGATCGCCGGGCTGGGCTGTGTGGCATGCCGGAAGGACGGCTGGCACAACCCGGACGTGAGCGTCCACCACATCGACGGCCGGACAAAGTCGGGCGCGCACCTCCTGGTGCTGCCGCTGTGCGCGGGCCACCACCAGGACGGCACCGGGCCGAACACGACGCTGATCGCAGTGCATCCGTATAAGGCGCGCTTCGAGGCGCGGTATGGCACCCAGCGCGAGTTGCTCGCCGAGTGCGTCGCGCTGCTGGGAATTGAATACAAGGATGCCGCCTGACGCGGCTCCTATATAAGAAAGGAAACGACATGGGAAGCATGCTGAATCTGCATAACACCAGCGCCGCCGAGCAGACGAT